CCGGCAACAGCAGTGGCTACGGTGGGTGCAATAGATTTAAGAAAATCGGTGAATCCACTCATTTTGGAATCCCATCTTTAAAATAGTATATAGATCCTAAGAACACAACGATTGCAGTTAGCGGTTTTGCCAACTTCCCGACAGCGTTAAGAACTACCCAAGCACCTTTAAGTGCTTTAAATAACTGTAATAGTTCTTCTGTATCAGATTTAATTGCTGAAACTTGATTTGCATCGGCCACTTGAACTCCTTCAAGTTTAGATACGCGAACATCGAGAGCGTCGATTTGATCTTGCATTTTAGGTGTTATTCCCATTTCCAATGCAACCATACAAAGTAGAACCAACTGCTCCAGCGATCACAGCAAATTGAGTTCCATACGCAAATGCAAACGTACGCGTTTCGCCTGCATTAATCAATATTCCAGTTTGCGGAGTTCCAGCAACAGGAATAACAGCAGTCGGAGCAGCAGCACCGGCGAGTGCAGTCTGAATCCAAACAGCTTGAGTTCCTACAGTACTAAACCGATAGTCCATCACAACTTCCAGCGGAGCAACGGAAGAAGGTACAGAAGATAGAGTCGGAGTAAATGCCTGAGAAGCAGCTGTAACTGCTAGAGCAAAAGTCTGTCCTTGCGGAGAAAATGTATTATTAGACATGAGATTCCTTAAAGAGCATTACCAAGTTTGTCAGTTAATCCTTTAGAGTAACCGCCATCTTGCAGCAATGATAGAACTTCATTGCGCTGAATTGCATTGGGGGTAGAGTTCCAGGAGATATGAACCCAAGTGTGTTCAAGAATCAACTGATCCCAATTCACCAGATCTTTATTTGCTATAAGTTTTTGACAAATTTCCAGAGGTGATCCGAATGCAGGAGCAATAAAATCAACTGCTTCACCTTTTATATGTTGCGAAGAATCTTTACTTCCGAGGGCGCGATTCAATGCAATACACCGAATCCACGAATCTACCGAGATTGGCACACCGAGAATATACCTAACTTTTTCCATCTTAACCGCAGTCTTACTTGCAGTCGTAATAGTCATTGGTTCAGGATTTGCATTATCAATTCCGAGGCGAGAAGCAGTTTGCGAAATAACAGCTTCTTCGAGAGTGAAATGTTCAGAGAGTTGAGTCGTCATATATTATCAGGCCTAAAAAGAAAAAGTGAAGAACCAAGAGCGTAACCGAGTTTTTGAGATAATGTTCCAGCTGTGGGAGCAATTGTTCCAGCAGTATTACCAAGATAATACGTGGCACCAGGAGTTAGTGAACCGATTGCACTACACAATCCTCCAATCATAACTTCACCATAATTACCTGCGGTTACTCCATTAGCTGTAGAACACCATGCATGTGCAGGATATCCCGAAGTGCCAGAGGATAATCTAGCATTGAGAACACCGGCATTATTGTATAGATTAACAATCTGGCCATATGTAACTGTTTGAGAAAACAGCACATACACACGTTGCATGTTTTGTATAAGTACAGTAGACTGTATTGGAGTTACCGAATAGTTTTGCGGATCAGCCGGTAATGCTCCAGTATACGCATCTACTGCAAGAGTCAGATTTCGAATAGCATTGTAGAGTCGAGTAAATTCTGGAAAAAATGCCGGATCGGGCGGATCAGGAATATTAGGTAATCCAGTATTAATTGTTGATTCATATGCCATTGTTATCTCCGAGCGCCCAAATGGAACTTAAGTTGAATGGATGCCAGAGAAAATCCACCTACGAGCATCAGAGAATGATTCATTGCAGTCGTGTGCGCATTAAATACTCGCTGCGTTTCATTGCCAACAGTTGCATCGTAAAGTTGTGTTTTAGTGCAAGATGACAAAGTGCCACCAGACATACTTGCAAAATCCCACATAACACAACACTGGCCGGGCCGCACAGTCTGTACTGCGACTTCATCTAATGTAAGTGTGCGTGAGCGAGCATATTGAAACTTACCGGTCATCAATACTCCAGCAGATAGCGGATTATCAATGTTAGGATTTACTAGATAAGTCGATCCATCTTGTTTCAGAAATGCAATAGATCTACGAGGCGCATCGGCAATCGTAGGATCAAGATACTGATATTCGAAACAAAACACATGCGGGATTTTTAACTTACCAAATCGACGCTGAGTCATATCGTAAATTATCGCATGAGTCAATGCAGTAATTCCATATGACATTACAAGATACCTATCTGCAACCGAAGTTAATTTCTTAACCATCGGAGAAGATAGTGCAGTCGTTGTAAATGCCATTAACACTTCGTCGAAATCTTCAAAAGATTCACCTGCGATAAAATCGGTAATCTCAGGAAATTGAGTCTGAGTTGCAGTAGCAGTTACAGTCTGCAATCCAGAAGTGGTGTATGCATATTGATTACCAGTGTTTGCATCATAAGTGACAAGCTTATTATCAGAGCAACCACCAGAAGCTACCACTTCTTTAAAGTTAAATGGGTAGCGCGAATTTCCAGAATATATCGCAGATACGATATTTGCCGTAGTATAGATTGCCAGTCCGAAGGTTGCAGGAAGCACGAATGTTATTGGGCCTCGCGCACCTTCGGGACGTATATTAGATGCTCCAGTAATTAGTGAGGGCGTAAAATCAATAATATTAGCCGACGGAGTAATATCGAGAACCGACGACCAGTAAATGTCATTAGTATCGAATGCAATCGTGTAACCTTGGTAGGCCGCAAGACCGATAATATTAGCGACATTCAGTGCAGTGAGAGTTACTGCGACCAGAGTGTTAAGAACAGAATCCCACTTATAGCATCCAATTCCTGAGAAATATATATAAGAAATACCTTGCACAGTTGCATACGATACTTTAGTTGTGGAGGAAATTGGAATAACTGTGGTAATCGCTGTCCACTTAGACGATCCAAGAACATAAGTGTAATGAATCCCAGTTACAGTCGGGGCGAAATAAAACCTCGGGCCGTTTTGACCAGAGGCTAATTGGTCAGATCGCAACAATTGGGCTTCAGTAAACAATGTTCCTGACGATCCCAAAGGTGGAATTATCTGATCGTAACCAATGGATTGAAATCCGAATGGGGCAGGCAGTACATTGTGGCAATAGAAAATGGTAGGAATTCCCACATCGCGGTCGGCATCTTCAGAAGATGTGAGAGAGCGATTAAAAGTATTATCATTGCCAGGAACAATAATAGACCTACCCATGTAATCAGTAAGGAATGGAAATTGCTTTATTGATAGATTGCCACGATATACTACTTGACTCATTCTAATCTCTTTCTTGCTACATATTGCATGTGAGCACGGTAACAATTTACAACTGAAGCCATTACTTTACCGCCTTCAGGTGATGCTAGATACTCGGGGAGCTGCGATAAATGTGCAGATAACCATTCTTGATCTTCTTCGTCAAGGGCTTTTCCGATAGAAGTTAAAAGGGCTAGAGCATTACATACTAACTAGTGTATATGGAATGCCCTAACCTGGTATGAGAGGCGGCAACGTTTTAAGTTGGTCTCTCAAAGCTGTAACTTGTGCATCAATTGCATGAAGCTTGTTAATAGAATAAGTGGGCACAGGTGGCAAAGTAGGAGGTTTGGCCTGTGGGTTGGTTGTTAAAGAAGTAAGATAAGTTTGGTAATCCAAATCGTATTGTTGTTTCGCATACATCGCCACAGTAACTTCTCGTTGTGCACGATGTTGAGATAGTTCCAAATCTGCGATCTGAGCATTTATTGATGTGACCGCAGGATTAGGAATCTGATCTGGCGGTGTGGGAGTGTTGCCTTCTGCGAGCCAAGATAGATAGGCTTGGTAGTCGATATTGTCTGCGACTTGCGGTATATATGCATTATCAGCAAGACGAATTATTGATGCATTAGGTTGTGAAGATTGAAGTTTGTAAGTCATGATAGAATCCGATATGGATTAGAGTCGAGCAGATGCTGTATAAGCACCAGCAGATATACTAGTATTTTGTGCGTAAAATCCAAATATACTTGCAATAGTTCCACTGACAGTTCCAGTTGACACAGTAGGAATAACAGTTGGTGGGATCCGCATAGGAGTTGGAAATTGAAAAGAAAAGAAAGTATTTGCTATACCATACACACATGTTCCAGCTGGAGCATTAATATAATAACGCAAACAACGCTGCATTTCATTATCGCGATAAGCAAACAAACTAGGATTGCCGCCCGGTTCATATTGCGGAAGTGCTAGCGTTCCAGTGCCAAATTCAATCGTTTGGTTAGTTCCACCAATCGCAGTTCCAGTAATACCAGAAGATCCATAAGATCCAGAGTCAATTCTGCCTTGCGCCGTTCCAACCCAAGATAGACAATGCGTGCCAGATTCAAGAAACAAACCCTCGATTACTTGTTGAAGTGTACCAGAACTAATTGTGAGAGTTGTTATATTTCCTACTGTTGCAAATGTATAAGTACATCCGCCGGCTCCAGCTTTCCAGCCATCGTGTCCGTAAACACCTGCGGCAAGAACAACTGAACCACTAACTGCCAATTGGTTAATTGCAAACAGGCCATTGATTAGCCGATTTTGCATGCCCAGTTGTAGAGTTGTATTGATAACATCACCGCTGGGAAATTGAATACCACCAGACGGAAGAATAAGTTGTGGCTGTGTCATTTGTTATGCCTTTGCTACCAAGATGCCTTGGAAAAAGTTGCCGTCGCTGGCAGAGTTAAATCCAATGCCATCGCCACCAGCGCCGGGGACTGTGAGAATTGTTCCGGTCATTTATGCAACCCTCACAATGGTGAATTGGGCAGAAGCACCCGTTCCAGCGGCAGTACCTTCAGCAATTGGATTGATAATTGAACCCGCAGATAGATACCCAGTCCAAGAAACAGCAGCAGCTGTATTTGCGGCTGTTGCAACAGTTATATTAAGAACACTAGACGCCGACAAAGCGCCTACGTTTGTAATTCCATTTGCTGCATTTAGCGTTAGCCCTAAATTCGACGCTGCTGTAAAATTGTCCGAGTAGTTAATTGAGTAAACGCCTGAAGTATTTATTGTGAACGACGCGCCAAGGGTCGCGCTGTCGGCGTAAGTAATGTCAGAGCCTTGATTCGTCACAACGTTGGTGAAGCGGCGAATCTTGGTGTTGGTACTGCCGTACCCGTTCGCCGTATTTAGCCGCACCATCGACTGCGCTTGCCCCTGCTGCACGACACCATTAGCACCAATACTTAATGCCAATACTTTCGCACCTGTGGGGCCAACAAACAAAGTAAATGTGCCATCATTGCCAGAAGCAATTGATAGCGAATCACCGCCAGCACCAGGAATTGTTATAGTTGAAGTAGTCATTAGTTAACTCGAGTAATTGTAAAGAAAGCTACATTACTTCCAACACCTGCTGCAGGAGCTGAGTGCGCTCTGATAACAGAACCAGCAGATAATTGAATTGTGTCACCAATTGCAGAAGGTTGACTTGCAGCTGCTGTGTATGCCATATTCAAAATATTGGCTACAGATATTAGGGATACATTAGTAGTTAGCTGAGAACCTGAAGCATTTAAAGAAATTCCAACCCAATTCTGCCCAGTAAAATTATCGGTATAACTTATTGCATAGACACCGGCGGTATTAATAGTAAAGCTGTCACCATTAACAGTACTCGGTGTGTAAGTAATGTCTGAGCCCTGAATTACACAACCATTTACACCATTGGTATTATTATTAAAATATCTTATGGCTGTATTTGTAGATCCCATTCCTCCGACAGTATTTACCCGCACCATACTCTGATTAGAAACCAAAGCAGCTTTAGCCTGTATACTACCATCTGGAAAAGTTATTCCATTAACTGCGTCTAGTATAATCATTGTATCACCAACCTTGATCCCGTAGGAACAGTAATTACGTCGAGTGCATTAATTGTCAGCGGGCCAACAGTCGATGCATTTTTAACTTTGCCAACCGAGTGCACACCATTTTGAGTTCCGCTAGTTCCAATCGAAGCGCCACCAGCAGTTGCAGACAATTGGAATGTAGACGAAGTTAGTCCGGTTGCAGATATATAATATACTGATCCGGTGCTAAGTCCAGTCGGAAGGGCGCCAGTCGTAATTAACCTAACAGGTTGATTAGCAAAATATCCGTGGTTGATCAAAGTAAATACTGCGGGTGCAGCAATCGTAACAGTTACACCAGATTTTAATGCTCCATTACCTAAAGTATACGGAGAAAAAGCAATTATATCGTTTTCTTGGAATATAAGATCTGTGCCGCCCCCAGTTGCTCCACCACCACCTGTCGAAGATGAAGAAGATGATGCGGTTGCATATTGGTAAGATGTGATAGTCCAACCTGCAGGAACTCCGAGAACTGAGAACGGAGTAACAATGCAAGAATCTCCGGCCGATACTGCAATAGTAGTCGATCCCGGAGTTAGCAAAGTGGCCGAAGGATATATGTTTAGTGCGGCTGCAAATCGCAAAAACATCGGGCCTTTGTAATTTGTACCGAAAGATGTAATATTAATCGATCCGGTAACTTGTGCAGAATTAGATACTAGCGATCCAATGTCACAAGTTGCAGCCGATGGAATTACCAATTCCGGGGCGAATGCAAGTTTGGCACTCAGAGTCAGAGTATTAGTTGCATCAACTAGCCAAGCTTGAGTTCCATTAATTACCAATCCTATTTGATTCGGATTAGGTTGAAACAATCCAGTGGTAGGATTTCCGACAAAAGAAATTCCCGGAGCAGCTAGTGATCCGGGAATGAATAAAAATTGAGTTGTTGCCGGAGTGGTCGGAGTAGTAATACTTCCTGGACTCCAAGCGGAACCTTGTCCTGACATTTATAATCCTATTCCTGTGAGTGCGTGTTGAGTAAGAAGCGCGTATTGATCATTTACCATATCTCGCATCATAGCTACTTGTTCATCTAGTCCAGTTGCTTTAAATATAATTGCAGCAGCTTCGTAGACAATGGCAAACTTGTGATCATTTGCAATCCAAGATGCATAACCCGCAGTAGTTATGTCCGGATTCGCATAGTAACCGACTAGGAAATATTGATACGGATCTTGCACCCGAATCTGAATTAAAGAACCTGCGACGTAGAATACATCAGTGCGATTTGCACCATAATTATCTACGACTTTTTCAGGAGTTAGATATTCGAGAAAATCAGTTGGGCCGCCCGTTATCGCAGTATTGTCATATTTGCGAATATACTTGGGTTTGCGCCACAACGGAAAAACCGACTTATAGTCGAGAGATTGAAAATAGTCAGAAGTGGGAAAGCCTATTGATTGTTCGTAAAAATCTTTAATCCAATCATCTTTCTGATGTGCTTTTAATGTTGCAGCTTGAACCGCCAGATTAGTTTCATTAACCAGATCAGGGCGGTTTGTAATGGTCATCACATCTGCAACTATTGATGCAAATGAGACATTCGATGGATTGGAATTAGGTTGTACGAGAATCATAATATTAAACCGAGGTTACGGTTTCCCAACCTGCTGCACCACCAACGCGCAATTTGTTTAGAGTCGTGTCGAAATATATTGCACCTTTGCGCCAAGCTGGTGCTGCTGCGGTTGTCGATTGCAACGAAGAAAGCGTACCATCTGTATTAATGGTAACTGCATCGGTTGCACCATTGTTAATTACAAAGTGGATTGCATTGAGAGAATAGGTTCCGATTGCAAGATCAGTCGATGCGGTTGCAATATAACCTGTACCTGCTTTATTAAAAGCTCCAGTGCCGACATACGTAGATGAGTTAATACCCATCTCGATAAAATTGGTAATTGCGGTTGCTGCATCATTGGATGCATTCCAATTGGTAGATGCAGTAGTGGAATTGGAAAGGTTTTGCTGAATTACCTGAGAATACGTAGTTGCCGTGGTGGAAAAAGATTCCAGTATTCCGGTGTCAGTGTAAGTCAGAGGATCAAATGGATCATCCAAGAGAATATCAGAAACAGTTTTAGCGCCAAAATTAGCGCCAGAAACATAAATATCATATCGACCATCAACACAATAAAATCCGAATGCACCAGTTGCATCGGCAGTGATTGGATTAGTTTGTGCTATTGCACCATAACGATCAGAAAAAATACTCGCAAGCGTAGTTGTGCCATTCAGATACACCGCAATGGTTGCACCTGGAATGGCTTTACCTGAAGTATTTGCTACAGAATCCGAGTATTTTTTCATAATTTAACGATTATTGTTTCAGCGAGCGAGCAGACGGTGCAATATTAATTTTACCAATTCCTGCAGGCAATGCAGCTTGTTGACCATTTTGAGTAAGAGCCAATTGCGGATTAGCTGCCATTGCTTGCGATTCCGATTCTGCAATCAATCCTGCAACTGATTGAGAATTAGAAATTCCGAGAAGCTTGGTGTTTTGATCCGTAGTTCCCATATCACGATTAATATCCGTGGCTGCGAGAATCTTAGCACGTTCTTCAGCACGAATTTTAGCGATCAGAGCCGACATAGGATCAAGCGCCTCAGAGTCAATAGTTTTCTGATCTTGATCAATATAAAAGACCGGGTGGCCATTGTTACATTCTTCGGTCAATTCTTTAATTTCGACTTCCGAAGAAGTTGCATATTGGCCGCCCATAAAGTGAACAGTTTTGCCAGATTTGAAAGCATAGCCCATAGTAGAGGCTCGGCTTTTAAACAGAGTGAGAATAGACATTTCGATTCCTAATTGGTGGAGGGTAAAAAGTATAGTTTGGTTTAAACAGATAACCATACCAGAAAAACTGCACCCTTCTCCACCAGGAGATTTAGGTTTGCACTATCTCTTTGATAGATGCAATATACATACCGCTGTGAATGTAAAAGTCTTGTACAGTTTTCCTGGGAACAATCACAATTTTTTCAACTTTCTCTTGTGACTGTTCACCAAATACTGTCTTGACTTCTATGTCCCAGCCTGCGTGAGCATCAACTGTAACTTTGGTAGTCATGGTAAATCGTTAGGTTTAGCCAGCTGCACCAGCAGTCAAGTTGTACACAACTGCGTTAGCAGGAGGATTCTTGACAACACAAGTCATTTCAGTCGTCAGAGTTCCGCCAACTGCGTCGATACCGTTATCATTGGCTTCGCCTGCATCTTGGTTGAATTCTTTATTCTGAGTCTTGCGATCACCCAGATAAGCAGCACGGAAAGTACTCAGATCAACACCAACTGCCATCTTAGCCCACGATGCGTTAGAGTTAAACAGCGGATGCTCAATCATTTGGAATGCACCGCGAGAAGTCTTCAGTGTAGAATACTGCAGGCCCCAAGTAGTTTGTCCATCTTGAATCTGATAGAACGATCCAGTTGCCAGACGAGTAATATTGGTAATTACTTTCTTAGCTGCACCGCCGACAAACAGAATACGCTCGTTACCAACTTTGGGGTCGGTAGCTTGGTTGAACATCGGATCCAGGAAACCTTCCAGCTGCGGATAGGTAGTAGTACCACCAGCAGTAAATACGTTGGCAACACCAGCGTAAATAGTCGGATAGTTTGCAGTGTTACCAACAATATTAACCAAACCGTCCATCGTACGGAAAGGTTGGCCATTGCGAGAACCTTGCGATTTCTGACCGAAGAACAGAGCTTTTTCGATATCAGCAGCGTGGAATGCAGCGCAATCTTGACGAGATTCAGCGACGTTAGTATCGCCTGCAATCATCATGGTTTGGCGAATCGTATCGCTGATGGCCCAAGTATTACGGAAAATCTGAGTGTAATTCGTAATACGAACCGGGTTGACAATCAGCGAGTTGGGACGCAGCGAAGCTTCTTCAAAAGCATTACCAACTTGGTAAGCATTGATAGATGCAGGAACAGCAGCTGCAACAACAGAACCGATCGCACGAGTAACAGTCAGCTGAGTGGACGAGATAATCGTGTTAACAATAAAGTTCTCGTAAGAAGCAGGATTGTCAATACGCAGAATCATTCCAGGCAAAATATTTGCAGTAGACAAAACGGTAAACGTGGTGTCCGAAATAAGTTGACCGGCAGCAGTGAAAGTAATTTGCGGCAGCAGCATGGTTTTCGTAAAGAATCCATGTTCCGTAGCAACAGCAGTTTCAGTTTGCAGCATCGAAGTCATACCAAACAGCGGAGCCGAACCATTCGGCATCAGACGGGTAATCATTCCAGCAAACGATTTCTTAGCAAGGTCTTGCGTAAGAATTGCACTATTAAACAAACCAGTAGACATATAGTTTCCTATTAAAAATTGTTAAGATTGCTATTTGACTTACAGGCAATAGCAGTTGAAAGTTGCGCCGACGTTGGTGTAAACACCACCAGAGTAAGTAGAAGTACCAGCAGCAGTGCAGATAAACACCAATTGTTTCATCGTCAGGGTAAGAACTGCGGTATTACCAGAAACAGTAACACCAGTACCGCCGGTAATAGTAACAGTGGAAGCACCCTGATTAGAGTACCAGCACATGAAACCTTCATTAACTTTCGGCGCAGATCCAGTGTTACCGTAGCAAGCCTGCATAATGTTGACTGCAGTATCGGTAACGTCCGAAACAGCACCAGCACCTTGGCGCAAAATAATTTGGCCAGACAATGCAACTGCACTCAGAGTTTGTGCTGCGGCGTTGTTAATTACCGTAACAAGTTCAGCGAGAGAAACGATATCGCCCGGTTGTGCTGCATTGAGCACACCCGAGTTATAAGCGTGGACACGAGTATAAGACATTTAAAATCCTTAAAAATTGGATAGATTACGCAAAGAATTTATCCCAATCTTCCGAAACAGGTACAGCATTAGCAGGTTTGGGAGGTGCCATTGCAGTTCCGAATTGCGAGAGATATTGGGAAGCCATATCACGAATCTCATTAACAGAAGCATTAGGATACTTTACTGTCAATTGAGATTGCAGTGCTTCCATAATCGGAGCAGCTGCAGGATGGGTAAGTGCTGGATTAGATTCGCGGAGGGATTCAGAGACTTGGAATCTCTTAACTTGCGAAGGGAGCCGGGAATCCAGTCCTTCTTGAAATTTTGCCAAAGCAGCTTCAACTATTTTAGTTGATGCGAATGACGATTGAGCGTACGACCTTTGAGCAACATCATTGATTGCTTGTGCAAAAGCTGCTGCTGCATCAGGCCCACCTGCGGTAATCTTAGCGAGAACATCAGCGGGAACTTGTGCAGCAAAATTAACTTTACGAGCAGCTTCCAACATTTTAGCAGGATCGGCGCCTGCAAACATATTAGCTGGAAGCGTGTTGTCAACTCCAGGAGTGTTCACAGGTTCCCACAAAGTCTTAAATTGATCGAGTGGGGATGCAGGTTCAGTAGGAGTTGCCGGAGTTGCTGCTGGTGCAGGTGCTGCCGGAGTTTGTTGTTGAGGCGCATTTTGTTGCGGTGCGCCATCATATTGCGAAGTAGTTCCAAAAATGCGAGATACGAAAGACATAAAATTTCCTTAATTAGAGAGGGTGATGTTGCTGGCAGAAGCCAATTCGACTAAGAGTTTTAGAACACCAATTTGACCTTGGAGTTCTGCTTCTCTTTGCGCGAATGCGATAGGATTCAATGGATCATATGCAAGTGATAGCTTTTCTTCAGCCGCATCACAGATAAGATTTTGAATCACATATAAGTTTGCAGTTGTAAGTGATTGTCCAGATTCTTGTTCTTCTGGACTTAACTTATAACGCGTAAATGTCGAATTAACTTGGTGTGCCATTTTGTTGTGCTTGCGGTTGAGAAACTGATTGGCCTTGTGCTCCCGGAGATACTTGGCCCACCTGATCCAATTGATTAGTGTTTTGTTGCAATGCTTGAGTATTCTGGCGAATCGTAGACAAGAAAGATTGCAATGGATCTGGAGTCTGATCTTGTTGCACTAATTGTCCATTCTGGAGATAACCAAATTGAGCCGGCAACGGTTGTGGAGTATTCCACGGTTGGCCTGCTTGAATGGATGCTTGCGCCATCTGAGTCCACTGTTGCATTGCAGATTCATAAGCAACTTGTTCATTAGATTTTTCGAAGTCTTTAATATGTGCGCCCTGAGTTTCCATAAGATACGAAAACAAAGATGCCATATTGTACGAAGATCCAATTTGCGGCGAAGATCCAATTACCTGCAAAGCTGTCTGAAATGCATCACCTGCAATTAGTTTAGATGTGGGTGAGAGACCATCAGATACTTTGAATGATATGACTGCATTTCGGAGAACAACTGGGTCGATTGCAACTTGTTGTTGTTTGCTCGAATAGTATACTGATGTGGGGCCTTGGTATTGCAGAATGTTAAGTTTAAGTATTTCTTTCAGCGGAGTAAATACTTGATCTTCGAGAAGGATTGCAGTACCTTGGTCACGACCATTTGAGTTATTCATCACATCTGAATACTCAGTTTGGGTCTTATTTCCTTTTACAAATTGTCCTTGTCGTGCTGGGTTTTGTCCTGTGATGACGTCGGACAATTTAATAACTGCACCCATTTCCTGCATGATAGTACCAGATTGATCGTCTCTAAATGGTATCGGGAAGTATGCTTCATTGAGTGGTTTACCATACGCTGCTGGGCGAACAGGAATTTTAGCTGACGGGTTATCACTGTTAATTTGTGCTTCTCCCACTCGTGATGGATCATACAGTCCTCGGTCAGATATTGCTCGTCGACGTGCTGCAATTACAGAGTTCATCATTGCAGATGAAACATCTTGTATTCCTTGTACGTTTTGGGCAAGAGACTTAGTTTGGAAAGATAGTCCATCTTCGAGTGGAGAACCAAAGAGAATAGGAATGCGATTATGTGCATTGGTTTGCCGTTCTGCATAGATTATTACCTGATGGTTAACAATGATAAATTTCCACACTTGCGGAGTATTAGGTGCAGGAACTCGCAGCCCGAAATCAGATGGAATAATCCGACCGTATAAAGTTGTTACTTCATATACGTTTTTGTAATCTATTTTCGATGAGACTTGCGATGCAGATGCCCATGCCATCCAATCTGTACCCTGTCGCACATTGAGATTAATTAGTGCATCTTGATTGATTGGGGGAAGATAATACGAAGATACAGAAGATGTGTTAATTCCGCCGCCGCCAAGTCCGGAAGCAAATGCGGCTGCAATATTATCTACAACTTTGTTGGGAATTTGTGCAATAAACATTTTGAGGGCCATACGAGACATAAGTTCCGTATACCCTGCAAATTCACCTTTTTCAGATACTTCTGTAACTGGAATGCGAAAATCAAAAATAACATTGTATGGATCGAGTCGGCGAATACGATTGCCAGACCAGATAACTTCTCGCGGTTTTCCTTGTTTACCTTGTGCGTATGTGGGATCTGTATCTAATGCTGCGACAACTTGGTCAGTCCAATCTACTTCGACTGCTGCGAGATTGTATTTAAATCCATCTCGAAAAAACATTTGCAAATGACGAGTCCAACCACCACGACGCTGGTGATCTTCCATTAGTGCTTCCATCTGAAGCGCAGAATCTTCCATCTCTGCATTTCCTGCAACTCCGAATATTGGAGAGCCAGTTAAGAAAACAGAAGTTTGATAAGTTACAGCTGCTTCCACTGCGGGAAGAACAACTGGCATGGTGATGTTTTGGAATTTATTCGAATCACCATAACGATTAGCTAGCTTGGATTTTTGATGTTCCGCAGTCCAATCGACTTCTCGAATATATGCGAGGTCGATCTTACGCATTTGTTCTCGAATATTCCAAGAAGTATTAAGCATATTGTATGCTTGTTTCGAGAATTCTATTAGGCCGGCCTGTTGGGTTTTGCCTAAAATCATCGGAGTATTAGTAGCCATGCGCGCTTTCAGAATGGAGAATTAAATTCAAGAACCTCTGATTTAGAGTATTCTTGCTCATTTATTACATTGGATGAGACAATTTGGTGCTGATACATTTCTATCACTTTCGATGCATAAGTTAGTAAGTCCAAAATTCCGTCAACATTGTCTCGTTTAAGCGGATTGAATTGTGCTATTTGTAAGTATGTAGCTGGAACACAATCAGGATGAACCCACACTTCGCCTTTTAGAAGTTGTAGAAACATTTGCAAAATACGAGAATTCTTATTTTGCGATCCGGAATAAATTTCTACTGGCTCGATTCCTATAATACCCATTTGGGCAGTTATAAAATTAAACCAATAGAGCAGAGAGTATTGATACGCATTGGACTCAATGGCAATTACAGACACACCGTGAGTTAAAGCCATTTTAAGAGCTTCTCGTATTATATCACCTGGGGACATTCTACCTTCTACTACTTTTCGTAATACTGGATATGCGTTATGTATTTCGAAATAACCAATTGAAACTGCGTCTGATGTAGCTTTATCTCCTGCGGGGTCAATCATTAAGAATTTACCGCCGGGAATATCATTGTCTTGGTATGGATATTGAGGTATTTTAGATGTGTCGATCGTGTTATTTACTGATGCATTTTCATCATTTAGAACTTCTGCATAGAAAATTTCTGGGTGGCCTGCAAGTAAGTCATTTTGAAATTCTCGATAAAGTTGTTCTATTGGCTGCAATTCTTCCCAGAGAGAAGTGCCATCTGCAAGAATTCCGCCTGCAATAAATTTAACCCAATTAGGATTAGTTTTTAGGTGGCGCAAAATCGAGTATTTTGTGGGATACATATTACCCACAAAAATAAATAGACAGCCTTCAGGTGATTTAGATTTCATCGCAGTTCCGTACATTTCTCTTTCGAGCGCATCAGAAACTGGGCCAGAATCGGCCATTTGGCGAGATTGTATGTCGTCGAATACCATAACATCGGGGCGCACATTTTTTAATGTTATGCCTCGAATAGTTTCGACTGTGCCGGCCATCACAATAACATTGCGACCTCGAAAGCCGAATTTCTTTAGATCTTGTCGATCTGTCTCAATGCCAATTCTCCAATCTCCGAATACTTTTCTGATATTAGGTTCGGAGAGCATATCCATAACATCGGAAATAATATTGATTGCTTTGGTGGTATTTTCCGCCATCACAAGAATAAATTTGCGCCGAGTGAAAAGAATGCAGTAGAGAAGAAATAATTTTACGAGAGAAGTTTTTGCAAATCCTCGAGGAAGTCCGAGTGCTAATTGGGAGAAGTCTCGATTTTTAGATACGTATTGGAGAAGCCAAGACCAAATTGATTGATATACTGGTGGAAATAAATAGCGAAAAGTTTCTGGAGTTGCGAGTGCTGCGAGAAAATCGAGAGAATTACGGGCCGATTCTTGTACTTGATCTATTTGGAATGCAGTTTCGGGAATTTCCGGGCGAGAACTTTCCTCCACTTCGGCGATTGGCTCTATATCTTCTTGGGTAAAAAGATTCGATTCTGTATTTGGCGGCGGATTCATTTAGAATCAGACAATTGGATTGAAGAAACTCGATTGCGAGATAATTGGGCGCGCAATCCGAGAAGTAATTTCTGGGCTGCTTGCTTATTCATTTCGACCTGTAGTCGCTTTTGTTCCAATTGTACTTGGGTCATATTGGTTTTCGAGGGTGAGGGAAGCATCTTTGGCCTCCGAAAGTTTTAACATTTGAGCCGATGGAATAGTAACTAGAGTTTGTTCGCCTACTTGCACAACTTGATTATGAATATTAGTTTGAAACTTGTTAAGTACGATTTGTGGAATATTAAGTTGAATGATAGTTTGTTTTGTGGTGAGAGATTCGGGGGCAGTTTGTCCTCTGCGTTTTGCAGCATTAATTACTGAGAACGATTTAAGTATTTCCATCGGACGAGTCATAAATGGAAGACAATCTTCCAGCTTTTTTATGAGTTTATCTTCGATGTTATCTATTTTATCGTCGCGCTCATTGTGTTTAGATAACGATTCGAATTTCTTTTCAACAACTTTAATTGCAAATGACTCATCTGCGAGTAATTGTGATATGCGAGACACATCTACACCGAGTGCATTTGCAACTGCGGTGGGTGGAACACCTTGCCCTAATAGTGTAAGTGCTCGTTCTTCTGTGGATAATGTGGATGCTGTGGTGGCCATGATGATTTTTGCGGGGAGATGTGATAATATTAGTGGGATCGGGAGTATTGTGATGTTGGGGATACCAATTGGCGTGAAAGTTGTGAGATTGGATGGATGATTTAAAATTTTTTAGAAAATTGGGGGAATCGTCATAGGAAAACCCGCGCGCACAGAATTAAAAAGGCCCTTACCCACCTCCGATTTTAAATCTAAATGAGAATGATTCTCATTCTCATCTAAAAATGCGAAGTGAGTACTAACTAACATGGAGAATTGCGAAGTAAGCGCTAACATATGTGGCATGTGATACGCGAAGTGAGTGCCAACTAACATAGTGGGATTGGCCTAGAATGGCCTAGAATGTGCGATTAAATAAATAAAATTGATTTAGTTAAAACTGTACCACATTATAAAACCCGATGTCACCACATGCGCTAGCGCACACAATCACACACAATCGCGTAAATTTCACAATATGAGATATCCACAAGATAATATGAAATGCACACGAAATAGGCAAGTTATTTCACGATGTGATATGAAAATAGGTGATTTTATGATGTGATATGAGAAGTGTTGTTTTATTGCACCGATGCACACAAATGGCGCATTTTGCATGATATTGGTGCAGGAATTACGCATTTTGGTGCAGACTGCGCTTGTGGATAATGTATAACATTGTGAATAGATTGTGGATAACACAGGTAAGTTGTTGATTTATAAGGGTTTTGATTGTGAATAAAATATGAGGGTGAAAATAGATAAATAGTTGGCATGGGGCTTGCAATATATATAGTGCCGATACTGGCGCACATACTTAGCTAATTAATTAACTTAAAGGAAAATGAAAATGTCCGTTATTTCCAATATCCACACTGCAATTGTCTATGAAGCCAAAGGCGCAAATAAAACAGTAGCGCAGAATGGTCAGCGTCTGGTTGTCACAATCGCCAAAGCCGATAAAGACGGAAACTATGGTCCGCATTTGCAACAAACGATGGCCACATCAGTGCCGATTCTTGGCCGCGCAGATATTGACTGGGGCTTGTCTAGCGTGCGAGATGCAGCTACAGAATATTTCCAGACGATACAAAATAAGATAGTTGCCGATCGGATTAAATCCGGCCAGCGCGAAGTATCGACGGATCAAATTGGAATGGCCGCGATCATTGATTACATTAACACTGATGCAACGGGCGATAAATGGGACGCTGCGCGCATTGCATCGTGGTTTGATGACACATTGGCAGAACCGATTGGAATTGCATTGATCGCCAAAGGTTTTGATGACGCGAAATGGCAAGCGTCGCTCAATGCATATAAGAAACTCATTGCCGATACATTCTCATCTCGTGGGACTATTGCGCGCGCCAAAGCAGTTGCAATTGATAAGGCATTTAAATTGATAGAATCACCGGATGCAACGCTTGTGCGTTTTCAGGGGCGCATTGATAAGGTTCTTAATGAGGTGAGTTTGGATGACGCACTTGGATTGTAAGATTGTAAAATAGAATTACACTAGATGACATTGATTAATTTCAGTGTCATTAATGGGTGATTTTACCCAGATATGATTTTGATTGGATTGGAGAATTGAATTATGTCCCATCGTTTTTGCGATATTGGTTTATATTACACATTCTATTGCAATGGCAATTCATGGATTAAAACATCCTCACGGACTGCACGGCTTATTAATTCACCTTATACATCCAATGGCAAAGTGTACTATTTTCAAGAAAATGAAATTGTTTTTCTTGTCCTATACTTTTAATATAACTACGGGTTCTGGCATTTTGGCTGGCGTGACACAATGCCAATCTGCCAATCTGCCAGAATGCCAGATGGCCCTTTGACCCCCTCGTGCCATAGGTGCATCCGGCACTTATATTAGATACCTTATCACCACACATATAACCTAGAATGTATGTATGTAGGATATCTAATATAAGTACTATTATATTTTATATTTAATTATTTTGATACCCCTCAGAATGACCGTAAGATATGGAACATAACCCTATTCACTCACGCATAACATACACTATCATGCACTATCATACAATCTATAATGCACACAATCTATATTAGTGGTCGTATCACCTATGCCGATGACCCCCTTGACAAGGGTTTGGCATTCTGGCATTCTGGCATTCTGGCTGGCGTGCCAAACCTTGAGATTGTTTTCTTATATTCTTAAATCCTGAGAATATAAATCAAGCAATCCACTAAACGAAAGCGAGAATCTAAAATGTCTGCATCTCAAATGATTTATCTATACAATGTGCATAAAGCGAAAATGATTAGACAACATCTGGCACCACTAAGTTATTTTCGCTTTGTGGAGATTCTGAATGGATTGGGATTTTAAGGAATCATAAAATGAACATCGAAAACGCACGTATACTTACATATGCAGAAATAGAAATAAATCATGCTTATCCATTTATGCATCCATTTGCTGGAACCGAATATTGGGCTTTAGATTATGATATTGATCTTACTGAAGATTTTGACCGAAGTAAAGAAAATGGATATTGGGAGCGTAATTTTATCTACGCATTGTTAATTATCGAATCAATCGAATCCGAAAGCGAGTAAGAGATGGCACGCAAACACCATACCTGTGTATCTTGTCCCAATCAACCTAATTATTATTGGGAACAAGCATTGAATAGTTTCGACGAAAATAACAATCATGAATGTTATATGTGGTTGTTTTTGTTTTATGTATCAACAATTGGAGAATAACTAAAATGGCTCATCCTTGCGATTATGCATCCCAATCTGATATATCTCGTTTGCGCAAATCTAATCCTAATCCGGGACGCGCACCAGAATCTAATGGTAATCTTATCATGCGATCATTCTTGCGTGAAAATCCTAATTGGGCAATTGATTCTCTAGTAACATATGCGTTGCGAGAATTTAAAGATTATGGAATCTCACGCAAAATCATTGCAGATGAGATTAAATTTTATGTAATGAATGGAGAATGAATTGTGGATAGATTAAATCATTCTTATCTAAAAACTGCAATAGCTTGTTTTAATGCAGTGCATAATATTCCATACTCATTAGTTATGACTACTGAAGATTGGTGTAATTATTATATGCCGTGGTATTATCCTGAAAATTCATTTAAAGGCATAAGATCCGAACAATCAATTTACTTTTGTCTGCTTCTTGCAGCTATTAATGGAGAAATCTAAAATGTCAGTCAATCATTCTCTTGTGAAATTTCGACCAGTATTAACTCTGGCGCAAATTAAACACATTGTAAATCTAACTGGGATAACAGAATCACCAGAAGATATTTCAATACGCAAAGTATTGATTCCAATTCTAGCAAAAATCGAAGTTGGTGCAATCAATCCAGCATATAAAATCTCTGAAATTCAACTTATAAAGAATCAAGAGAAATCAGAGCGCGAAAGATATGAGAATGGATTGATGAGTGCGCAAGAAGAAATGGATTATGAATCTAAAATTCTCGGAGTATAATCCATGGCTAAAATCATATGCGCATATTCTTCAATCGAATTTGCTTGCGAGCATCTACCCTTTGCGATATCTTCGCGTGAAGTAACTCATCCATTATTTCATGTATCTAAAAAGAAACTTATATCTCTTGCAGGTATTTGGGCAGCGGGCAAACTTACACCAACTGAATCATATCTTACCTATTTGAGTTTGCTTCATAGCACCGGATTAATTGAATGGCGAGTGCCTGCAACTTATCATTCTAAAACCAATTCTATCATTGCAAATAATATGGAACAATTAATCCATATCGTAGGCAAAATAGATATAATCAAACATCCGTCATTCGTTCTCCCGCATTTTGTAATATCTCCCGATACTTGCAATCTCGAAAATTCATATCATTGGATTCAACTTTGGATTCAGAATTATAATGATTGGGCAGATAACATAAAAGATCATGCGAACGATCAAGAATTGCAACGTCGTGAAGCAGGATTACAAAAACTAATTAAATCTTCGCATAAAAATATCGAAGATTATCCTAAAATTCTTGCAGCATGGGCGAGAATGGCAGGCGATTTTCCGACATTCAATGTTACGATTCGCGGAGTTAAAACAGAATTGGCAGATTATTGGGAATCAATCATTATCAAATGTGCGAAAGCCGAATCAATTTTCCAAGTGCCAGAGAATGATTTACGTGAACTAATAGATCATTGCGAAGATAACATTGTCGGCGATGGTTCTATCTATGCAATTGCACTCATGCGATATTTACGCAAAGGTGCGGAGATGCAAAAGAATTATCTCGGCCTTGGCGACGTTGACCTATCTAGATCATCTATCACATCTTATCGTATTCTCAAACCATCAGAATCCGCTGAAGATGCTAACATACAAAATATGATAGATACTGCGCCATCATCCGAACCGCAACGCAATCAGTATCCATCGCTTATCGAATATATCAAAGCGAAAGCAAGATGGAATATTGCATCGAATTACAAAATTCTCCAATCATCTGAATCTTCATCGCAATCTGAAAGTATATAATGTCTACAATATCACCATCTCGATTTGCAGCAATCATCGCCGCTGCAAGATTAAAAGCAGAAGCTGCAAAATCTCAGCCAATTGCCGAACCTACGCAAGAATCATCGCCGCTATTTTCTCCAGAATTAGCTCCTGCACCATCAAAATTACGCGAAAATACATCAGTCACTGATAAATATGGTAACTCGATTACATATAACAGTGCACAACAATCATTCATTGATCTTGCATCTACGCATAAATCATGTTGTCTAATCGGTGCAGCAGGTACTGGTAAAACAACTTGCATGAAGGGTACTGTACAATCTCTAACTCAGTCATCTAAAACAGGTATCCTTCAGAATCACGATCATAAGCATCTTCCTAATGGTGCGCCCGGAATTGTAGTTTGTGCATATACGCGTCGGGCTACAAATAATATTCGTCGAAATATGGATGAATCAATGAAAGCCAATTGCATTACAATCCATAAACTTCTGGAATATGGCCCCGAATATTTCACAGTAATCGACGATAATGGTAATGAGAAAACATCAATGCGATTCGTACCAATGCGTAATGCATCTAATCCTTTGCCATCTGAGATAACTACAATCATATTTGAAGAATCATCTATGATTAGTACACCGCTATACAATGAAGTTATAGATTCGATTCAGAATCCAAACATTCAAATCATATTTCTGGGAGATATTCAACAGTTACCTCCTGTATTCGGGCCCGCAATTCTCGGATTTAAACTCTCAGAACTTCCTACAATCGAATTAACTGAAGTATATCGTCAAGCTCTCGAATCTCCTATCATCCGACTTGCCCATCGAATCCTATCAGGTAAACCAATTTCACCAGAAGAATTACCTAATTGGAATGTACCTAATCTAACAATTAAACCGTGGAAAAAGAAAATAGAAGCAGAAGCAGCCCTATCAGTTTCCGAAAAACTATTCGATACTTTATATGAGCGAGGTGAATATGACCCCGAAAATGACATTATCCTCATACCATTTAATAAATCTTATGGAACACTTGAAATTAACAAATCAATTGCCAACCATCTTGCAAGAAAGAAAGAACTCGTTACATGGGAAGTTGTTTCTGGATTTATCAAACATTACTTCTCTGTTGGAGATAAAGTGCTATACGATCGAGAAGATGCAATCATTCTCGATATATATCCCAACCCAACTTATACTGGAGTTTCTCCGCAACGAGAATCAACCTATTTGGATTATTGGGGACATAATAATGAACCTAAGAACCATGATCGAACAATTAACGAATCAGAATCCGGCGAAGATATTGATTTCCTTCTCGCCCAAGTATCCGCATCCGACTCTGACGAAGATAGAGTAACTCAATCATCGCATCATATTAAATTGCGAATGATGGATTCTGACACAGAAAAGACAATTACCAAAGCAGCAGAAGTAAATGCCCTAATTCTCGGATATGCTCTCACTGTTCATAAATCACAAGGTTCTGAATGGGATAAAGTATTTCTCCTATTCCACAATTCTCATGCAACTATGATGCAACGCGAACTTCTCTACACCGCAGTTACTCGCGCCAAGAAAGAATTATTTGTAATATGCGAAGCAGATACATTCACCAATGCAGTCAAATCACAGCGAATCAAAGGTAACACTTTGCTAGAAAAAGCAGAGTATTTCAAAGGTAAATTAGATAAAGGAGATATGCAATCATGAAAAATCTTAACTTCTTTCGTCGTGAAACATTTGAAGAGGCCCGTAATCGTAGATATTCTGGTACTAAAAGACCTTCGATTCCAGCTCTAATAGATAATGATATAGATCATATGTTTTTGGAAATTCGTAATGGAGAATCAATAGCAGTAGAAATAGGAGATTATTTAGTAACTGTTAAAGCTGAGCTGGACGGTTCGCCAAGAGTACAAATCTTAACAAAACCTGTCTGGGCGAGATAAGATAAAAAATGATGGGGGTTGACACAGCCCCTAAGTTATGCCATACTTCAACCTCGCTCCCAAATTAATTCGAGCGTAAATTGTTCTCTTTAATCTTTCATTTTTGGAATTTATATGACCGAAACCCAATCTCCCTCCACCGCAATCGCAGTTAACTTTGACAACAAGTTTGATTACAAGTCCGCTAAGTTTGGTTTCCGTAAGGTAACTGACAAAGAAACCGGAGTTGAAACGAAACGAGCCACTGTCGAATTGGATAAACTTCCTGTTCCCAGTGTCGAAGGTATCGTAGCAATTCTGGAAACTGGTGGAAAATCTCTTGATCTGCTTTTGGAAGCAGTTGCTAACGTAGTTATTGATCGTGCACGCGATGTTATCAATGAAAACGAAAGCATTACTTCTGAAAACTTTGATTATGCAACTTGCGACTGGAATGCAATTGCTAATCTGGAAAAAGAAGATCGTCGCTCTGGTATTACCAAGGAAACTTGGGAAGATTTTGCTCTCGATTATATCGAAGTTATGCCTGCTGTATCCGGTACGTCGAAAGAACAATCGGCAAATGCAGCGAAAATCTTCTCTGGCAAGTTTGCTTCGATCAAGTCTAAGAAAGATGTTATCGCCAAGCTCAAGCTGCGTTTGTCTATGTACGCAGAACATTCTCCGAAGGCATCGGAATTTTCTGAAATTATCGACTTCTTGTTTAAGAAGGCAGATAAGCTGATTCAAGCTAAGGAAGAATCGCTGGAAGATAATCTGGGCCTGTAATAGGATAGTTACAACACGGCGATGTTGAGTTGTCTGGTATTCAGTAACTATCTTACAAACCCCCACGGGTGAGCTTAAACTTGGCCTGATAAAGGCTGCTCAAAAAATGGCATCCTGAGCATGATGTAAAACTACTCACTTTTTATATCTTTCAAAGGAAAACAAATGTCTGATACTCTTACTCCTTCTGATAATTCTGCACCCATTCCGCCACCCACTCCGCCAGTTGTAACTCCCGAACCCGTAATCGTATCTGTATCTAACATTCCTACGCCGCCTGATGTTGGTGTAACTATGCAACCTGATATGCCTGTATCTCCCACCTAACTTTTCTATGATGGCATATTGCCTGTTTTAAGTTGGTGAGATCATCCTGAACATGATGTAAAACTGTTCATTTCGCATTTCAGAAAACATTGTATCTTTCCATTTCCCTCTCAGTGTGTTGTGATATGCATTACTTTAAAAATATTCGTAGAAGCTTTTTAGTTTCTCCAGAAGATAATTATCTTTTGCACAAGTATCTATTTTATATAGATGCTAATGGTTATCCTCGCACCAATATTTCTGGTAAACCTATTCGTTTGCATAAACTTATATTACCTGATGCTTTAGTTGTAGACCATAAGAACAGAGATAAATTAGACAATACAAGAGACAATCTTCGAGAAACAACTAAAAAACAAAACACACAAAATTGTGATAAAAAACCATCTAACACATCTGGATATAAAGGCGTATCTCGTAAAGGTACAAGTTGGATAGCTCAAATATCTTTTAACGGTGTGTCTATTCATCTAGGTTCATTTGTCTCTGCTGAAGATGCAGCCAGAGAGTACAACAAACACGCTTTAAAAATTCAAGGCGAATTTGCTGTACTGAATGAGATTTAATTATGACTCGTCAGTATGAACCCATCTGGCAACAGATAAAAGCTAATGGTCATTGTGAAATATCTACGCACAGAGCTTATCATAAGCGAATCATCAAAGCTACGGTTAAGGAAAAAGACATGGATTTAGGATATAAACTAGAATGCACAGAACGCTATCCGCCAGTGCAAGCAGTATTAAGAACTTCTCGATCAGGATCAGTTATTAAATTCACCCTCATTCTTAAACCTCTCATAACATTGGATTCTATATGACCCCACACGAAATTATCTCAATCAAAATTCAAGAACTCTACGATGCAGTACAATCTACTCTCCCAAATATGCCAACTCTCTTGCGAGAAATTCATTCTAATCTCAAACAAGATCCAGAAATTGTAACTCTCCTGACCCCAGAACAAGTTTCAATCATTGTATCCGGCCTATCTAAACAAACTCAAACTACAATCACAACATCAATTCTCACAGGATCAAAAGGTAAATCTCTAAAGAAAATCTCTGTCGATGACATATGATCTTACTTTACACGAAACTTTAATTCTCTGTTGTTATACAAAACCCAATTTTCCATATCGACAATTATCAGCTTGGCTCGGATGCACACCCTACATCTTACCCGCTAATCGTACACTCAGAGAATCTGCACTATCAATTCCACCACGAGATAATTCCCACGATTCATATATGAAACTGTGGGGATTTACTGTGCTTCTCGAAACTTATTGCACAGATCAAGAACAATCAAATATTATTAGGTACATATTATGTCATTGTCCAGTACAACCGAAAATAGTGAATCGCAACTTACAGTACGAGAAATTGAAAACAGCGATATACATACCGGAATTAGAACAATCGACCCAAGAATCCTCAATCTCTCCTACTCAAGTCTCCTCGAATTACATTCCTGCCCGCGCAAACTCGAACTCTCCAGACTCGGCTCTATTAGCGAGACTGGCGAAACTCAAGAAGAATCCATAACATTCTCATATGGACAAGTTGTAGGATTGGGAATACAACTATCTCTCGAACGTAAATCGTACGAAGAAATTATCTGGCAAATGTTTCTTGGTTGGAAGCCGGAACTATTTGCTGATAATCCCAAACAAAACAAATCATTCGATGCCGCAGTTTACGCAGTGCAAAAGTTTCGTGCAATGTGTGACTCAGGCTATTTGCAAGATTACGAACTGGTATATTATAATGGCAAACCTGCCTGCGAACTTTCCTTTCTCATCAATCTTCCAGGTGGGTTTAAGTACAGAGGCTTTGTTGACGCAGTTCTCAGGCATGTCGTCACGGGAAAAGTTATCGTTCTTGAATGCAAGACTTCTTCCGCACTCAATCTCAACCCTGCAACATACAAGAACTCAGCTCAAGCAATTGGATATTCTATTGTCCTCGATGCTATCTTCCCAGAGCTTTCCAGCTACTCCGTTATCTATCTTGTCTATGGAACAAAGTCTCTCCAATATGACCAATTCGAATTCACAAAATCTTATGTCCAGCGAGCACGATGGATCAGAGAATTAGTTCTTGATTGCTCAACGATTGAACTCTACCACGAGAATGATCTATATCCGATGCGCGGAGAATCTTGTTTCTCTTATTTCCGCGAATGTAAATATATGGGCCTATGCCAAATGGATACATCTCGACTCGTGCCCAAACCATCGCCCACGCTACAATTAGAGATAGACAAAGCAAATTCAAAATACGAAATAACAATCTCGCTAGATGATCTAATAAACTCACAACTATCAAAGGTATCTTAAATGCTTATTCGCAATCGAAAGACTGGAATGTTACTAACTCTTTCACGCAGGGAATATTATGCAGGCTTCGGTAAAAATTATGACTGGGAAGATGTTACAAAACCACGTTCAGCTAAACAAATAGCAGTCTCTGAGAAATTTGTACAATTAGGTAAACTCCATCGCACTAAAGCAAATCTAGAAGAAGTTGTGAGGATTTTTGGCTCCAATAACGGTGCTTTTACAGATGCAATAAACGGTATTAATTATTTTATAAGCGAAGTCAATAAGGCAAAATTATCATGAAACCAGAAACTGTTCCAGAACTAATATGGAAAACTGAAATTATCTGCGATGGTAATGATATTCTCCACTCTGTGAATATAGAGAATGTTGGTAGAATAACTGTTCTTGACAGACTAACAGGTTATAGTGGATACATCAGAGATATTGAAACAGGATTTAAAGATTTGGATGGAAAATTTTGGTTAGCATCAGGCAACAAAGACATTAGAAATTACCCAAATTTCACAATCGAACAAGCTGTAAATTGGATCAAAAATAATGCTAACAATTGTATAGGAGAATAGGATGAAACTCACACAAAAAGCTGTATCTTCTACTCATCGTGTTCTAATCTATGGCCCACCTAAAACAGGTAAGTCGGAACTCGCAGGTAAATTGTCAGAATTTAAAAAACTTATTTGGTTCGATCTTGAAAATGGATATACCACGCTGCTTAAATTCCCCGAAGAATGGAAAGAACGAATCGAAATCATATCCATCCCAGACACTAAATCATTCCCAGTTGCGATTGAGACTTGCCTTAAAGTTATCAAGGGAACCGCAGTTGACATATGCGACAATCATGGAAAAGTGGGATGCCCCATATGTAAGAAAGATGGCAACAGCTTTACAAAAGTCGAACTCAATTCTCTCGGAGAAGATACAGTGGTTGTATTCGATTCGTTAACTCAACTTACTAACTCTGCGATTGCTCACATAACCAAAGGTCAACCAGATGATTACAAACTTGAGTATTCCGATTGGGCAAATCTCGGAAAGCTAATGGAAATATTTCTATCTCACATTCAGCAAGCACCATATAATGTTGTATGTATCTCCCATGAAACAGAAGCGGAGCTAGAAGATGGAAAAATTAAACTTGTTCCAGTCGCTGGTACTCGCGCTTTTTCTCGCAATACTGCTAAGTATTTCGATCACGTGGTTTATGCAGAGGTTAAAAACAAAAAGCACAATTTTTATTCTAGTACTACATCTGCTTCTAATCTCAATACTGGATCTCGCACTGGTATCAGTTTGGAAAGCATTACTGACTCACCTCTCATAACTTTGTTTCGAGCACCATCAACTCAATCATCTGCACCGCAACAAATCTCGCAATCTACTTCTAAATTGCAAGCTATTCTAGATAGGAACAAATCAAAATGACCAGAGAATCTAATGAATCTATTCAACAACATCTACCTGGAGCAAAGCTCGATGCAGGCAAAACTAGAACTGGCCTCATGGTTTCTGGATTCGCTCTTGCTCTTAATCGTGTGGCCGAAGTCACCACGATGGGCGCCAAAAAGTACACTCCTAATGGCTGGACTGTTGTGCCTAATGCAAATGAAAGATATATGGATGCTACTTACCGACACCTTTTTGCGCACCACAATCATAGCTGCGATACTGAATCTGGTATCGAACATCTAGCACACGCAGCATGGAACATTCTTGCAATTCTCGAACTTCAACTACGAAAGGAACTCACTACACCTAAACCAAACGATATGCTTTATTCTCGCTTTGACAAGACAATTTAATCTCACATATTTTTTATTTTTCGGAATTTATCATGCCCCAATCTTCTCTCGACAACATCCTCGACGCAACTCTTGACGATCTGGCAGATATGCCTTCTATCTCTCTGTTTCCTAATGGCGCTCACAAAGTGCGTTTGGAATTCAAGATTGATACGAAAAAAGTATCTGTGCAAATGACGATGCATTATATTGAGCCGCTCGAACTTGCTGATCCTACCTCGACTGCACCCGCAAAAGATGACAAGAATACTGTGTTCTTTAATCTGAAAAAGAAAGATGGAACTGCAAACGAATATGCTCAAGGTGCATTGAAAGAAGTTGTCAAACCTTTGCAAGCTTCTCTCGGCGGTGCAACTACCGCAGAAGTTCTGGAAAATGCCAAGAACGCAGAAGTTGCAGTAGTTACCAAGATTCGCGTAGGCAAAGGTGATTACGAAGGCAAAGATCAGATCGACATTATGTCTCTCGAAGTGATGTAATCCACTAGATAGTTAATCCGAACCCCCACAACTCTTAATTGAGTCTGGGGGTTTTAGGCTATCAGAACTAAGGACTTATATGCACACAAAAATTCTTAATTGTTTCTACTACGACAATGAACTCTACATCCGAATCATACCATCTAAACGAATGTTCAATTCGACAATGGTACATGATGTAGTTAATCGTGGTTCTGTGTTTGCAATGCGTATTGCCGATCAACAGTTCACAGTGATTCCCGGAACTGCAAAAGTAACTCATTGCAACATAGAAATTAATACTCCGCTTTCGCTCACACCGGTGCAAGTATCTATGTTCGGAGACCCTGATCTTGTCTAATCACGACTCACTTCTTTTTCTTGGTACACCAGATGATAAACCATTCTTGGCAAAACTTAAAAGTTGTGTCGGCTCGGCGAAAGTATTCTTATCTACTCAACCCATTCAAACCTTATTTGAGGTCACATCATATTGTGAAAAACGTGGGATCACTGGTGTTATCACAACCAGTTCCGTACTACTATCTAAGTTATTGCCTCAATCCGACTCACCAAAAGCGCCATCCGTTGACAACTTTGCAGGTTCTTTGTTCGAGAAAGGCGGTGTCGAGTACGTTATTGTCCATCCTCTTGAGCACACGATTACGGTTCCTTACGGTGAATTCTTACTTAAGCGTTATACATCTAAACTTGTATATCGAGACAAATGGCCTGCCACTCCGAAATTTTCTTGGGCTATAATAAATGAAACCAATTGGGAAAGAGAATATGAAATCGCTTCTCATGCAATTCTTATGTCTGTTGACATTGAGACTTACAAAGAAAATCTTGCAATCCGTTGCATCGGTTTTACTTCTCTTACTCTCACCGATGGGCATTACGTTTCTCGATCAACAGTTATCCCGCTAACGTCAGAATTCTTTCTGGCAATCACACAGAAATTTCTATCTCTACCCGCGCAAAAAATATTACAAAACGGTAAGTACGATATAAATTATCTCATGCGTTATGGACTAATACTCCACAACTACGCATGGGATACAGCTACATTGATGCATTGCTGGTACTCAGAGCTACCAAAAGATCTGGCATCTCTCTCTGCATTCTTTGTACGAGAATCAATGTATTGGAAAGATCTGGCGGAAACAAATGACCTCGAAACATACTACTTATATAATGCTAAAGATACTCATCAAACCGCTTTGGTTCTTCTTGGCTGGATCGCGGAAGCTCCCATTTGGGCTCACACTAACTATAAAATGGAGTTTCCAACTCTATTCCCATGCATACTCGCTGAGCTTACAGGTATTAAGCGCGACCTAATTCGATTAAAAGAATCAAATGAAAAATTTACTGCGAAAGTTGAAGCTGCGAATAAGAAACTTTCTTCTGAGTTGGGAGTGCCGTCGTTTAATACGAACAGCCCAGTACAAAAGAAAGCATTACTTAAAATTCTCGGGTGTGGTGACTTGGATGCAACGGATGAAAAGAATCTTGCTAAGGCGCGCCTACGTCATCCTCTTAACGCACGAATATTACAACAAGTATCCAATATTCAGAAAGATCGCAAACTCTTATCAACTTACCTTGTGGAAGGAAAAGAATTAAATGGAAGAATATTATGGTCACTCAATCCACATGGAACAGATACAGGTAGACTCGCATCGAAAGAGCATCATTTCTGGTGCGGATTACAAATTCAGAATATCACGAGAGGACCTACGGTTAAGTCAACGCTCTGTGCCGACGATGGTTTCTATCTTGGTGAGTCAGACTTGGAACAAGCTGAGTCCCGCGACACAGCGTATATTACAGGAGATAAAAACCTCATACACGCAGTTTCCTCCGGGAAGGATTTCCACGCAACTAATGCATCATCGTTTTTTGGAATTCCTTACGAAGCAATTTACGACGACGCAACTGGAAAGACTCTCGATAAGAAGTTACGCGATCTCGCCAAAAGAGTTAATCATGGTGCTTCATATAACATGGGATGGTCAGTCCTCATTGACACTATGGGAGAAGATAAAATTATGGAAGCGCAAAGACTTCTTCATCTTAATCCTCGCTGGACGTTGCGTGAAGTGGCTGAGCATTTGCTTTCTGTGTTTACTCTTACTTACCCTGATGTTAGAATTGGGTATCAAGATTGGATTAGAACAGAAGTTAATCTGCGTAAAAAACTCACAGGTGCCACTGGCTGGACGCGGTACTGTTTCTCAGATCCAAGCAAAAATAAGCAAGCACTCAACGCATATGTTGCACACTGCCCTCAGTCTCTAAATGCGATGACGCTTAACAAAGCATTTATATCAGTGTTCTTAAATGTTGCCTTACCCAACCCGAAAGATTTTAAACTCCTTGCTCAAATTCACGATTCGATCTTATTCCAATACAGAATCGGCCGGGAAGATTTGGCACTTAAGGTTAAAGAACTTATGGAAATTCCCGTACTCATTAAAGATATCAAAGGTATTGAGAGAACATTTACAGTACCTGCGGCGCTTAAAATGGGCGGAAAATATTGGAGCGAACTATGACAGGAAAAGTTAAGAGCAATAAAAAATCAGGTTTACCAAGAGGCGTATATTTAAACAATGCAAAAACTCGTTACATAGTTAAAATCACAGTGAAAGGAAAATCAGCTTATCAAGGAACATACGACACAATTGAAGAAGCTTCTAATGCATACGAAAAACTAAGAGCACAAATCCCAACTCGCTCAGGTAAATATCCACGATTGAAAAAGGTAAATAAAAATGATGCCCTCGCAGGAACTCCTTGGTTTGGACTATGAATCTAAAACATAATCTATCTCTTGGCATTCTTGTATCTCCTGAAGATGAATGTTATCTAATTAAACATAGATTTTACATTCATCAAAAAGGTTATGCAGCCACTGGAAATTCCCGCGATGGTTCGCATAATTATTTACATAGAATGATATTGCCAAATGTATCTATAATAGATCATATTAATAGAAACAAACTTGATAACAGGAGAGAAAATTTACGTGAAGTTACACCAAGCCAAAATCAACAAAACAAATCAATCCAATCTAACAATAAAACTGGATATAAAGGCGTAAGCAAAGTTAAGGGCTTGTACTTAGCTAGAATTAGAGTTGACGGTAAACAATTTAGACTTGGTACTTTTGTAACTGCTGAACAAGCAGCACTAGCTTATAACAATGCAGCAATTTTACATCACAAAGATTTTGCAGTCTTAAATATAATCAAAGGTTAATATGATTTCTCAAGAACTTCTCGGCACAATCTATAAATTTGAATTCCAATTTGTAGATGTACCGGATCTATGGTTGACGATTGATATCTCTGTCGGAGATTCTCTTGAAGCAATCAAAACCGGACTGGTTAAAAACCGGCCCATTTCTAAAATCAAGTTGTTTGCAATCAATACAGATGATGACTCAATCGCATTTGTATATGATGTTGTAGCAGCTAAACAAGGTAACACCCCATGGACTCTCCAATTAAACTGACCGAAGAACAGTTGGCTCACATTAAAGAAGCCAACCCAGAAGCATTTCACGAACCCATTTCTACACCATTCGATGAACGAATCTATATTCAATTCATCACCGGAAACGGAATTGCTACTTGCTCCACGACGAAGTCGGTTGCAAAAAATGTGATGCAACGAGCTTTGAATACTTGGGCAGATGCACCACAGGCGCTATTTGAACTTTGCGACGGTCTAGATAAAATCTAAAATGAACTCCAGTTTCTTCAATGACTATCTTTTATACACCGCTGATTCGGAAGTACCAATTTCGTTTCATCGGTGGTCTGCCATTGCAGGAATTGGAGCCATTCTCGAACGCAATCTTTTTATACCGCATGGTCATTCATGTATATTTCCTAATCAATACATGATGCTTATTGGCACCGCAGGTACCAGAAAGAGTACCGCCATTAAGCTGATGAAAAGTATATTAGTAAAAACAGGGTATACAACGATAAGTGCAGAGAGAACATCAAAGGAGAAATTTTTGATGGATCTTGCGGGTTACGATGATGACGCCCCGGTAGATTCAGATTCGATACTTAATGCTAATTTGTTTGGAGATACATATGACACAACTACGACTAGACCAATGTTCATCGGAGCAGATGAAGCGAATGATTTCTTCGGAATTGGGAATCTTGAATTCCTTTCAATTCTCGGCTCACTCTGGGATTGGAACGGAGCTCCCTATTCTAATCGCATTAAAACGGGTAAATCAGTTTCTATCCCTAATCCAACTATCTCAATATTGGCTGGGAACACGCCAACAGGATTCTCTATTGCCTTCCCTTCAGATATCTTGGGACAAGGATTCTTTTCGCGACTTCTCCTTATTTATGGAGAACCAAATGGTAAACGAATAGCTTTCCCAAGATCGCCTGATCCAGCGGAGACTGCACATGTTGTACAATTCCTCCAGTCAATTAAATCATACCACTACGGCAAACTCGAGTACACTGATACCGCACAATTGTTACTTACTCACATCTATAATAGTACCTCCTACGTCGACGATATACGATTCGATTCGTATTCAAATCGTAGATTCACACACCTACTCAAACTCTGCATATCCGTCGCAGCAGCTAATCTATCGAAAGAAATCACAGAACAAGTCGTCATCGAATCCAACACTTACCTTTCATACATTGAAAGTCTTATGCCTAAAGCACTCGGCGAATTTGGCAAAAGTAAAAATTCAGACGTCACGCATAAGATACTCGAATTTATATCATCGCAAGACGGTGTTAGACTCAAAGATATTCTCAAAACGGTATCATCGGATTTAGAAAAACCATCTGACATAGGAGATATTATACGAAAACTATCAGCATCAGATAAAATTCAAAACATCGACGGCCTATTTTTACCAATGCGTAAAAAAGGAATTGAAGATAAGACAGGTATGATTGATCTTAGATACCTGACCGCAGAAGAACTAGCAGTAAAAGGATAACTCATGAAACTAATAGAGCGATTAGGCTTAAATAAATATCTCCCAGAGCCTAAACCAACTTATAAATGTCCAGTGCACGGAGAAATATATACGACAGTCAAGATGGGTAATCAACCTTCACTGTGCTTATCTTGTATTGGCGAATTCCTTAAAAACAACACACCCAAAATTGAAGAAGTCTATGAGCAAAAAACTAATTAATGTCGTACTAGATCTTGAAACTCTAGGTATATCTGAAGATGCAGCAATCATTCAAATTGGTTGTTGCATTCCTCAATTCGATCGAATCCATCTACCGGAAGGAATTAGTTACGAATTTGAAGCAACAATTAAATACGAAGATTGTCTCAATTCAGAATTCGCTAAAGACAGTGCGACAATGGAATGGTGGGAACAACAAGATCCACGGGCGCGCAAACATGTATTCTCTGGACAAGATAGCTATGTTGATGCTTTCGATCAATTTGTGTTTTGGCTCGGCTCTGTTCGTGCTAATGGTTCTGATGTTGCCATATGGGGAAACGGAGCAGATTTCGATAATCGGCTTCTATCTTACTCATTGGCTTCCTTTGGGTTTAATAATGTGTGGAGTTTTAGGAATAATCGCTGTCTGCGTACTATTAAAGCTATCTTTCCGGTAAGCGATAATTTTAAGTATGATGAGGATTGGATAAAACATACAGCAATAGGCGACGCAAGTTACGAAGCTAAGTTGTTGGATGAGATTAATTTCGATTATAGTTTGGATATATAATGTATCACGAATATTTTCCTGAAGAATTCATACAACTTCAAATAGAAATAGGTCATCATCCTCTCCTAATTCAACGTTTGCAAAAACATCACAATTTAGGAATGGAAGTTATATTCGCAGAGTGTTGTCATTATTGTGGATATGCAATTGATGCTGATCTAGATGTTGAGCAACTTGTCGCTCTTGCAGATAGATTAGTTTGGCTACTTCGACAACAGGCAGTTAAATCAGCAATCGTAGGACTATCAGATAACTGGGAGAAAGAAGCATGGAAATTCGGCATACAATAATCGTCATCGTAACAATCTGTCTCAGCGGATGCGCTCAATTTATTGAGGAAGCAAAAGATTGGAAACCAGATCCGATGACACCTTATTACTCAACCTACATCATAAAGTGACAGATACAAAAAAGCCCACAATTACGTGGGCTTTCTTTTTATTGCTCTTGATTCATACCTAACAAATCTTCAACTGATCCACCCATCATCATTTTCATATGTTCTGGATATGGCCCTTTGAGTGATTGTATAACTTGATTAGCTCGTGGAGTATTTGCTCTTGTAGTCATATTCAACATTTGTTTATTAAAATCTTGCATTGATCCACCATTGTGTACAAATGCAGCCATGTAGTTATTAACTCCATTACCAACATCTGCTGGTGCAGCATTAGGATTACCGATCACGTTAGTCTTAAATGCTTCAGTAGCCGCATTCATCCTAGCTTTATCCGCAGCCTTATATACTTGGGTGCGCGACAATTCATCATTGGCAAGAGCCTCATCCAAAGGTTTTCCCCCAGCCAATCGACTCAAAGTTGCAAGCGACATAAAGTCGTTTACAAAACTTATATCACCCTGATTAGTAGTAGAGAATACTTTGTTATTTCCACCCAATGCTTGTGCAGTCTGTGCAAGACCTGACAGTGGGCGCGACAATCCATTATGTTCCACACCTTGCAATATTGATTGCCACACCTGACCACCGCCAGCTATCTTAGAAACAGTGTTACCAATGTTAGCAATTGCCTTAGAGAAGTCAGCAACTGCAAATACATCAGCAGGCGAAGTCGGAATAATACTCAGTGACCGCGGATTGATATTACCACGGTTGTAAATATTAGTTTGCAGAATATTAGATGGTGCACCATACATTAGCCAGTCACCAACAGTCTTACCAGCAGCACCATACAAAGTTGTATATGCATCTTTGTGAGTAGGATTGTTAGAATTAGTTCCAATGATATGCTGATTGATAAAATTGAATCCAGGTTCGCCATTCAATCCAAACATCGTACCTTGCAAACCAAGCAACATTGCTGCATCTTTGCTCGATCCTTCGCTAATGGATCGGAACAATTGTTGCATCACATTGAATTGATACGACTGAAACAATCCAAGTGCTTGTCCGATTGGGCCTTGAAATAACAATGGACGTTGAGAAGCCAGAGTATTAGCATGAGTTCGATTCATAAAAGTATTTATGAAACTCAACTTCTGATCTGGATCCATCAGTCCTTTACTTATTCCAAGTTCCGAAATCTGATCTGCAATGTGTGCACTGATAAAACGATTGTATGCTTCGGCATAATCATTACCAGTAATCTTACCACCAATGTTAACAAGTTCTTGAGCTTTACTCTTTGCACTTGCCAGCATATTAGCAAACTTACTCGGAGTCTCATTACCCAAAACAGTCAGATCTTCATGAATAGATTGAGTCTGTTCACGAACACCTTGGCTCCAACCTTGTTGTTTGAAGAAAGCTTCCTTACCTTCATCCATCCGAGATAGCCAACCTTTTTGTGCATTGGCATATAGTTTCATCGGAGACAGAATACTGTTCTGAGTTCCAGGAACTGTGACAGAACTATCTCCAATTCCACGCATCACGGAGCGCAATGCTTCAGGAATCTCATGGCCCAAAAGAACTTGAGAAGCAGCAGTGATGTGAATAGGATTCAGAAAATCCAAACGCAAGTGCATATTCTGCAAAATAGCATTTGCACCACGAATGAAATTACCCACATATTGTGGTGGCGCCGAATGATTAGCAAGAATCACTTCAGCAGCACTCTTATATGCAGAGTTTACACCAGCAGCTTGCAGCGCATCATTGACAGTTTGCAAATCATTAACACTCTTAGCCTGATCGAATGTATCAAAAATTCTCTGAAGCGTTCCATTGATTGCACCAGAGAATCCACGATTCATCGCAGATAGGAATGGATACTCACCCAGTTTAGAAATGTTAAGTGCAGTCTTACGATAATCGTTATACGGATTTTTCGTAATATTCTCAATATCAGCCGCAGATGTTTTATATCTAGATGCAGCCACATTGGTAAATTGCGAACCCAGACTTTCCAATTGATCAAACTCATTGGAGAATTTAGTGGACACAGCTTCACGTGCCAATACTGTAGCGCGATTCTGATGCCAACCCAACCACTCATCCACAATTTTATTAGGATCAGTCTTAGGAAAAAATTGATTGTTTATACCATTCGATTTAAGATTCGAGTCCATGTAGTTATCATGGAGAGTGCGCTCATAAGTATATTCTTGTTGTGCCTTATAAAAATCCTCTGCATCGGATTTAGTATATACACTATATCCAGTACGAGAGCGAACCATATCCATCATGTCAGCCAAATCTTTTTCAGTCGCAGCATGGATCATAGAAGTATGTCCCATACCTTGACCGACAACAGATTCATCTTTCACAAATGCAAAATAAGGCATCGACTTCGGATCGGGCTTGTAAGGATAGAATGTATCAACACTCTTACCAGACTTAACTCCCATAGATGCAGAAGTAAGATTGTTCATGTGCTCAGTTACATAACCAGAAGCTTCCATGTGTGCAATTGCAGCATCACCAACTAGAGGATTCTGGAATGCAATAGTCTCAGGCGCACCAGCTTGGAGAACTGGAACTTGAACACCTTTCTGGCCAGATTGCACAGCAGAACGATACGCAGCGGTTTTCTCTGCAATCAATCCATCGCCGGCCTCATCGAGAATATACTTCTCAGTAGTCGATGCAAGTTGATTACGAAGCGCATCCCAAGCAATAGCAGAAGTCTGATCCGCACGCAAACGCAATGCAACCGATTCCAGAATATTATTTACATTCTTACGAGTCTGTTGCATTAGATCGCCAGTAGCCTTACCAGTTTGTTCTGCCCAAGATGCAGCAGTTCCATAGCCACCATTCGCGTAAGTTACAACTCCGGGGCCAGCTCCGTAACGATTAGTGTTATTGGCAAACTGAGAACCAGGATGCACAAAGTTTTCTTCGTATTTACCAGCGATTCCAGCAAATGCACGATCAACTGCATCTTGTGCAATAGCTTGCCGAGTTTGCACAGCGGTGTATGCTTGCACAGTATTCCAATCAGAATTTGCCAAATGCTCAGTCTGATAAGTAACTCGGGCATGTTGAGGAATGTAATTCAAATTACCTTCACCACGAGTAATACCTTTCGATTGCCGCATTGCATCGTATGCAGCTTGAGCATCTTGACGAGCGAACATACTCACACCAGATTCAACATCAGGTGCTTGATTCTCAATTGCTTTCACAGATACATTAGCTGCACGTGCAATCTGATTGGAAGTAATCGTTTGAACTTGTTGTGATTCTGCTCGTGCAGACCTCCAACCTTCGCTAGATTGCTCTCCAGCCTTAGGTGCAACCATTCCTTTAATATCAGTGGCTGCATCACCGGAAGCGCGAAATCCCCACAAACTTCCTTTTGCCTGACCAAGTTCATTAACTAATGCGCGTTTATTTTGTACAACTTCATTAGGCAAATTAGCTGCATTGACTTCGTATGGAGCTTGTCCATCCATACCATCAATTTTAACATTCAGTCCGCGCTTTAATGCACCTTCCTGCAGTGGAATGTCATGCGCACCAATAGTCATACCATCGGCATACTTAGCAGTATTCTGCGCCCAAATATATCGTGCTTCCACTTCATCCATCGAAGTAGCAGTAACTGGACTCCAGATTTGTCCTGATTTCCACTTACCTGCAATCTGTGCAACTGCATTATCTATTGCATCGCTCCCACCAACAATTTTATCAGCGAGAGTTAAATCTCCATCATGCAGTGGATCATAAGTTACAGTGCCAGCATCTTCACCGTAAAGTTTAATGTGGCCAACAGTCTCACCTTCCCCAGGCGCAGTTATAACTCCGGGGCGCTCAATCTTAGTTGCACCCGCGACAGACTTAGATACAATGTCACCATCGACACCTTGCATATTATCTGCAATAACATTACCCAATTCAGAATCTTTGCCTGCAAGTTGATTCCATGCAGAACGATTCTCATTGTTAATATTCTGAATGCGTTGTTGAGTCAGTGCAATCTCACGCTGCGTAGTTGCTTCAGGCGTCGCAGCCATATCAAAGTTATTCGTGATAATTCTAGATGCAGGTGAATCATCCAAATAAGCTTGTGAAGCACGAACAGTAAATGGTTTCTCCAGCCCATCAATACTAGTAATCGCACCTTTAATCTCACCGTACACAGATGCAGTATGTACCAATCCGCCGATTGCTCCACCAGTCAATCCGCCCATAAGAATATTAGACGCAATATCCTTATAATCTTGTCCTTCCAAGATTGGAGACTGTTGCATGGTCGCTTGCACCATAGCTTCAAAAGCCGCACCTTCCCAAGCATTCTGGGCAAATCCAGAACTAATAGCTTTAATAACTCCAGCATTCAAAAATGAAAAAGTTTGCTGACCTTCAGCTAGAGTCCTTGCTGCAACTTGAGTGAGAGTTTCTCCAGCTTCTGTAACTGTTGGTATAAGTCCTGTTGCTTCTGCAAGAGTTCTACCAACTGTTCCGGCTTCCAAGGCACTTGACAAAACTCGCTGGCCGGTTTGGAAGAGTTTAATTCCTCCAATTCCGGGAACAAAGGAAGTTGCAATGAATCCGGATACGTCAGCAAGTTGTTTGTTTGCTCCGTAGTAATCTCCAAGGTTTGAATCATACGATGCCAGAGTTGTTTGTAGGTCATTTTTCTGTGCATCAGTTACTCCAAAGAAATTACCAGCAGCAACTCCGGTATTATAAATCGAGTTGATTCCTGATGCAATTGACGAAATCGCAAAGTTAGGAATATTGGCCGCAGCATTACCAACTGCATCTAGGTCATCAGATACAGCTTGAACTGGATCATCAAAAAATGATGGGTTCTGTGCACCAATATTATGTAGGTCAGCAGCTTGAAGATATCCAGGTGCGTTAGTAAAATCCATTATTGACTCCCACCAAATTTAGAAGCAATCACTTGACCAGCAGCAATTGGCAATCCGATTCCAGGTACAGCATTAGTCATATTGACTTGATTTCCATATGCTAGGCGCATCAGAAGTGTTTTAACGACAGTAGGATTGGATAGATCAAGAGTCTGACTGCGCCCCAAAAATCCAGTATTTAGTTGGGCCAGATAATTAGTTTGCAGCGGCAATCCATTCTCTCCATAACCCTTCATCTTATTGTTATAGTAAATCGAAGCATTGTAAAAATTAGCAATACCTTGTGCAACATCATTCAATTGGGAAGGATCTTTATTAATCGCAGCAACTGCGGCAGTAACAATATCATTTGCCGAAGATGGTGCATCAGGATTAGCTTGTGCTTTCGGAAGCAAAACACCATTAATAAACGAATTATTTGCAAGTGCTGGTACAGAAGATACAAGAGCGGCAACACTTGGTGCAGCATAGATATTAGGTTTATTATCAGAGATAGCTTTAGCCTGATTAGTTACATCATTATCTATTAATTTGTTAATCATACCCAACCGAACATTGGGATCTTTTTCCGAAGCTATAGCAGAATTACCCGCAAATTCATTTACTTTTTCGGCAAGATAACTCATAGTCGAAGATGTGGTCCCATTAGGAACAATCTTAGAAGATGTATACAATGCACCAGCTTGCGCAGGAGTTGCAGCTACTGGAACACCTTCAGCATTTCCACCATTGTCACCAATATCTTGTCCATAACGAACGAACTGAGATACAGTAGGATCACCACGTTTCAGTCGTGCAGCAACCACAGTTGCAGGCAATGGAGTTCCACCCAATCGTGCAGCAGCAGTATTATATGAAGCAGCAGTATCAGCAAGTTCCGAATCAGATGCAGTCTTAGCATCAATACGTTCTTGCAGCATCTGTTGTTGCAACAAACGAGTTTGATTAGTCAATGCCATCTGCTGCTGTGCAAGACCAATCCGAGTCTGAGCATCTGCAACATTAACTGCAGTCGCAGAATTAGAAAGTTGTTGCTCGTTAAGAGTTTGCAAGTCCAGAATGCCTTTAGTATTTAACTGTGCGGCATTTTGTTGGATAGTTGCTTTAGTCTCAGCTGCTTTTGCAGTGATAAGATCCTGATTAGCAGATGCTTGGGCCGCAGTCATCGTAGCAGCGGTCTTTTCATTCTCTTGTGCAGTATTAGTTGCTTTAGAAACTATATCATCATACTCTTGAGATGCAGCATTATGCAAACCTGCATAGTAATTATGTTGTGCAATATCAGCAGGCAAAGTGAATTGCGCATTGATAAAACCAAGCGGGTCAGACAACAAAGTTGCAGATTGCTTTTGGGCAATTATCCCAGACAGCGCCTGAGTTTTTTCATACGCATCTTGCTGAGTGGCTTGCAAAGATTGCAGGCGATAATTAGCAGCATTGGGATCAGCACCCAACATTGCTTTAGCGCTCGCATTCTCAGACGAAGTTTGCAACTTAACACTGTCAGTCGCAGCTTGTACAACTTGTTGTGCCGATGCAGCTGCATCCACAGCATTCAAATCTTGCGTAGTTGCATTATTAACTGCATCATTCTGCGCAGTTATTGCAGTCGCATTATCAATTGTGCGAGCTTGAGTCTGCGCAGCTTGAGCAGCAAAATTAAGAATCGGATTTGACCCAGTTGGAATATCTGCCATATTAATTTCCGTTCACAGATTTTTGTTCTGCATCATCAATGCGTGCCCTACGATAGCCACCACCGATGAGAGAGTTATTAGATGCATCAGTAATTGCTTGAGATACAGGATCATCATCCGAATTACTGCCTCCACCACTGATAAGATTATGAATGATATCAATGATTTTATCGGAAGTCGATTTAGGTGCAGGAGTGGTAGCCATAATTATTTACCTTTTGCAAATGCTTTAAGTTTTTGAACAGCAGCAGGAACGTGATGGTCAGAAACTAATTTCTCAAGATTACTTACACCAATCATTCTAACTACATCAGCCGGAAGAACAAACTCACCATCAGATAACTTAGCATGAATTGAGTCACTAATACCAGTGCCGGGCCCTTCCACTTTCCCTCCATTAGCCATCCCACCGCCAGAAGAACTGGAAGAATCATTAGAAGCAGAATTAGAGTCAGAAGCGCTAGAGTAGCCAGAACTTGCAGTAGCATCAGATCCACCAGTTGTCATTGAAGCAGGAGTGTCAGGGCCAGGAGTTGAATTATCAGGAGTCGTAGCCGCAGTTACCATCGGAGTGGCATCTAATGTAGTTACCGGAGCACCAGAAGTATCAGTATTCGGAGTATCCATTCCAGTTGCAGTACCATCAGCAGGAGCACCGACATTAGCACCAACACCAGTTGCAGTTCCATTATCAGATGGAGTTGCAGTGCCACCAGTTCCGTAATTGTTATTCAGTGCCAACATATTATCCAACGGATCACCACTCATAGTATTGGCAGTCATCGTAGATACTTTAGAACCTAATGAAGGCAATCCAAACATTCCAGCTACGGAATTTGCAAGGGCAGTAATAGGACTAAATCCGGCGACAGTATTAACAATATTCGCCATCCCAGGATTGGTAAGAGTATCTTTGAGATTTAATGCAGTACCGATTTGACCTTTGGAAGCGATATTGGCAGCAGTTAGTGCGGCGCCGCTGAGAGTAGGTTGTGAGCCGATCTGACCTACTTGTCCTACTTGGGCAAGAGTACTATTACCCGTGAGGCGCCCCAGAAGATTAATACCAGTCGACAAACTACCTACATCAGAACTAGATCCTTGTCCACTAACAACTCTACTTACCATGTCTCCAGCATTAGACAAAGCATCAGAAATAGTTGAGTCACCGCCAGACATTGTAATATTGGAGCCATTCGCAATATTAGATACTGCGTTGTCTCCAACAGTTCCAGCAACTGTCGATTCCGGAGTGGGTACGCCATTAGGTGAATTAGCATCTGGTAGTGGAGTTGTGTTATCGGATTGAGTAGGTTGGGCAGCTTGGGCATTTGCAGCTTCGGAAACAGATCCTGCCAGAGTTTCTAGCGGATCAGGTGCCGAATTAAACTGATTTGTTCCCAAGATGCCCAAGGATTTTTTTGTTACAGATCCTCCATCGGCCAGTTTAACTGGATTCATCTTCGATCCAATTTTGTACAATGGCTTACCAACTGGGCCATCCATCTTCTTAACCAATCCACCATCAGCTAATTGCAACAGATCACCATTGTCACCAGTAATAAGTCCGGTAGAATCAGTAGTTACAGGTGCAGCAGATGCAATTGCACTATCGACCATATTGTTAGTTACATCAGTGGAAGGCGGTTGGATAAGAGAAGATACATCAACTCCACCACTCCCACTCATATCAGTTCCAGAACTCTGAGTCGAAGCTGGAGTAGAAACTGCAGGTGCTTGAGAACCATCACTAATTGGCCCACCTGCAACTGGAGAAGCTGCAATAGGTGCAGTAGATACTTGAGGATTAGTTCCTACATCAGTTCCAGCAACCGGAGTTGCAGGTGCGGTAGGACTATCACCAAAGAATGTTTTCTTCAATCCACTAATTGCACCAGTCGTGGAATTTAGTTGTTGCAGTGCGGCCAAGAATCCAGCAGATGTGGCGGCCCCAGAAGCAGTAACTCCACCGACCGTAGTAGCAGTAGGTGCAGTGGTTATAGTCTTTTCTGGAGTAGTAGTAGTCGAAGTAACATTCTTATTCGATGCAGCTATTTGTGCAGCAGTACGAGTAAGCAAATCATTGGTCAACATCTGATTCGTGGCAGAAGAATATCCACCAGCAGATCGTTGACCAGAACTAATAGCGGCCAAACCATTAGTTGCCCCGAGAGCATTTGCCAACATAGCATTCATGCTATCTTGAGAAATACCTTCAGAACTTTGAGTAGTAGAAGTACCTCCAGAAGTCGTAGTTTGACCTCCAGAAGTAGTAGTGGTTCTACCATTAATCAGGTCATACAAATCCTGAATAGTAGATAGACCACCGCCGCTAGCTTGCGGAATTGCAGCAACAGTTCCAGCCATTATTAACCTCCAGCAGCAGAGTCAGTGGATTTAGTTCCACCAAACCAGAACTGCAAAACAACTTTCATTTCACTGACAGCATAACCAATGATCGTACCAGACATTACATTGTCAGCTTTTACAGCACCACACATAACCGCAGTCATCAATGCTAATCCTGCGCCCACAATCAAATAAGTTAGCACGGTCGGAGTATTAGATTGGGTCGCGGTCTGCATTGTACGAGCAGATGCAACATCTTTAAATGCCAGATCAGCGTACTTAAATTGACGTTCTTTCTCGTCATCTTGATATTGCAATTCCAGCTCTTTGATTTTTGCAATGTGATCGGGAGTCAATTGTCCAGATTGAAATGCATTCTCAACCGCAGATATTGTGGGTTTATCAACTCCGATAATTGCACCAATAGCAGAAACTGCCATTCCACCCAGAGGGCCGGCAACAGCAGTGGCTACGGTGGGTGCAATAGATTTAAGAAAATCGGTGAATCCACTCATTTTGGAATCCCATCTTTAAAATAGTATATAGATCCTAAGAACACAACGATTGCAGTCAGCGGTTTTGCCAACTTCCCGACAGCGTTAAGAACTACCCAAGCACCTTTAAGTGCTTTAAATAGCTGTAATAGTTCTTCTGTATCAGATTTAATTGCTGAAACTTGATTTGCATCG